CCCACTGGCGCACGTTCGGCCGCGGCCGCGGTGAGCCAGTGACCAGGCGCTCGATCGGCAAGATGCTCGGCCGCCCGCTCGACGCAGGCCCGGCCAGTGCCGAGGAGTTCGATGCGCTGGTCGAGGAGGGTGTGAGCTCAACTCACACCCTTGAGCCCAAACCCTTGCGCTTCCAGTTTGAGCCCGTGGGCACGTTCGCGAGCGCCACCGCCAGCCCCTGGATCGTCAAGGGTGTGTTGCCCCAGGCGGGCCTGGCCGTGGTCTACGGTGCATCTGGCTCAGGCAAGTCCTTCGCCGTGCTGGACATGGTCCTGGCCATCGCCAGGGGCACGCCCTGGCGCGATCGCAAGGTGCGGCAGGGCAAGGTGGCCTACATCGCCGCCGAAGGCGCTGACGGCTTCCGCAAGCGCCTGGCGGCCTACGCCCAGCACCAGGCCATCGACCTGGCCACCGTGCCCATGACGGTGCTCAACGGTGCGCCCAACTTGCTCGAGGTCAAGGACGCCGCCGACATCGTGCTCGGTGTCAAGGCCGCGGGCGGGGCCGAGGTGATCGTTATCGACACCCTGGCCCAGACGATGCCAGGCGGCAACGAGAACGCGGGCGAGGACATGGGCAAGGCGCTCGGGCACTGCCGGCGCATTTACGAGGCGACCGGCGCGCTGGTGATCCTGATCCACCACTCGGGCAAGGACCAGGCCAAGGGCGCCAGGGGATGGTCAGGGCTTCGCGCCGCGGCCGATGCCGAGATCGAGGTGGTGCGTGACGAGAGCGGTCAGCGCTCGCTGCGCCTGAGCAAGAACAAGGACGGCGAGGACGGCCTGCAGTGGGGGTTCGAGCTGCAGATCGTCCAGCTTGGCATCGACGAGGACCTCGACCCGATCACCTCCTGCGTGGTGGCCGAGGCCGAGCTCAAGGTCGGGACGGTGGCTCGGAAGATGGGCCCGGTGGAGTCCGTCGTGCACGCCGTCGTGCTCGAGATGGCCGAGTTCCAGTCGGCTGGCATCGAGATCGATGCGGTGCTGAAGGAGTCCGCCAGGAGGTTGCCGGAGCCTGATGCGGGCAAGCGCGACACGCGGATGCAGCGCGCCAAGCGCGCACTGGAAGCGCTGACGACGGGCGACGACTCGCCGTTTTTTGCAGATGGCGATTGCGTGGGGTTGGCGTGATGGCTTGCAACACTGTGCAACGCGTGCAACACGGGGTGCAACACGGCGTTGCGTTGCAGGGTGAAAAGGGATGGCGCTTGCAACGTCGCAACAGTGGGGGTTACTCCGTAACCCCCCTGTCGCGTTGCACGCCAGATCGCGTTGCTACGTTGCTGTTGCTCGACGTCGACCTGCCAAGATTTCCCTGGCCGAGCCGGGCGTCACGCCGAAGAGCAACGACAGGCACTGGTACAGGTCGGCACGAGATCCGACAAAGCTGGTTGCGATATTTCGCATGCTCACAACCTCGTCATCGGTCACGACCTGGCGCGACTGGTAGGTGGTGGCGTAGGTCCTGCGCTTGCGCTTTGGCCGGTGCTCTCGGCAAAGCTTCCACGAGAACTCGGCGCGATAGTGCCGGGATGGATCGTCGGCTGGGACCTGTTCGCCGGCGCGATTCAGCGCCGAGCTTTTGAACTCCCAGGTCGTCGAGCAGCCCGCATGCGCGCACTGACTTCGCCAGTGGTAGAGCTTGGTGGCTTGACCGTCTTGCCTGACGTGGTCGACCACGCCGAGCAAGTCGAAAGGATGATCGTTGATGGTGATGCGTTGCATGGTCGGGGCTCCGGTGAATCGGGGGTTCGAGTGTATAGCGACTCCAATGTTGCAGCGAAAGGTTAGGCGATGGTCAAGGTGCGAACACTTGGAAAGAACCGCATGGTGCCGGTGAACGACGCGCGCCGCCGCATCGGCGAGTCGCACCCGGGCGCGGTGCTCACGGATCACGAGGTCGAGCTGGTGCACGAGCTGGCCGAGCAGGGCATGACGCTGGCCGAGATCGCCCGCAAGATGGAGGTCAGCAAGGGCTGCGTCTGGAAGATCGTGCACGGCTACCGGCGTGGCCAGGTGCCGGCGGGCTGGGTGCGTGTCCGTGACTGAGGCGCAGGGCTGTAGATTCACTGCCATGCCTGGAGGACGTCCAACCGATTACCGCCCCGAGTACTGCGCGCTCGCCGTCGAGCTCGGTGCTAAGGGCAAGAGCCTGGCGCAGATTGGCGCTGCCTGTGGCGTGGCGCGCATCACGCTGCGCCAGTGGGCCGACAAGCACCCAGAGTTTGCTGCAGCCATCGCGCGTGCGCGCGACCTGGCACTGGCCTGGTGGGAGGAGCAGGCGCACCTCGGGATGTGGGAGTCGCCCGAGGGCGCGCGGCTCAACCCGCAGCTGTGGTCGCGGTCGATGGCCGCGCGCTTCCCCGACGACTACCGCGAGAGCAAGAAGACCGAGCTCACGGGTGCCGATGGCGGGCCGATCAAGACCCAGGCCGTTGTCATTGCCACCGGCGTGCCCCAGGACATGGACCTGTCCGACCTGGTGTGACCCGCATCATCGACCTGGGCTACCGGCCGCGCGCCTGGCAGCGTGAGTGCCACGCCAACCGCCGGCGCTTCACGGTGCTGGCGCTGCACCGCCGGGCCGGCAAGACCGAGCTGGCCCTGTCCGAGCTGATCGACAAGGCGCTGCGCTTCCCGCACGAGCTCGGGCTGTTCTTCTACGTGGCGCCGCAGCTCAAGCAGGCCAAGGCGATCGCCTGGCAGCGCCTGAAGCAGAAGACCATGCCCCTGCAGCTCGCGGGCCTGGCCGAGGCTAACGAGTCCGAGCTGTGGGTGCGGCTGACCACCAACAACGCCACCATCCGCATCTACGGCGCCGACAACCCCGACGCCATGCGCGGCGTGCGCCTCGATGGCGTGGTGCTCGACGAGGTGGCGCAGATGAAGCCCGAGGTGTGGGACGACATCCTGCAGCCGGCGCTGTCCGACCGCCAGGGCTGGGCGCTGTTCATCGGCACGCCCAAGGGCGTCAACCTGTTCAGCCAGCTGTTCTTCGGGGCGCGCGACAAGCCCGACTGGCACGCCTCGCTCTACACGGTGCACGACACCGACTCGCTGCCCCGGGCCGAAGTGGCTCGGCTGCAGGACGAGATGAGCGAGATGTCCTGGCGCCGTGAGTACCTGTGCGACTTCAGCGCCGCGGGCGACGAGCAGCTCATCAGCCTGGCCGACATCGAGGAGGCGAGCCGTCGCCACTTGCGCCGCGAGCAATACGACTTCGCGCCAGTGATCCTGGGCGTGGACCCGGCGCGCTTCGGCGACGACCGCAGCGTTATCGCCACGCGCCAAGGGCTCAACTGCCGGCCGTTCAAGGTCTACACCAAGCTCGACAACATGGCCCTGGCCGCGCACGTGGCGCAGGCCATCGAGGACACGCGCGCTGACGCGGTGTTCGTGGACGCGGGCAACGGGGCCGGGGTGATCGACAAGCTGCGCCAGCTGGGGTTCGACGTCACCGAGGTGCACTTCGGTGGCAAGCCCAACCGGCCGCGCTACGTCAACAAGCGCGCCGAGATGTGGTACGAGATGCGCGACTGGATCGCGGCCGGTGGCGTCGTGCCCAACGACGTGAGCCTGAAGCAGGACCTGGCGGCGCCGACCTACAAGTTCGACCACCAGGACCGCGTCGCGCTCGAGAGCAAGGACGACCTCAAGGCCCGTGGCCTGCCGTCGCCTGACCTGGGCGATGCGCTGGCGCTGACGTTCGCGTTCCCGGTGCGCAAGGAGCGCAACCTGTTGGCCGAGGCGGCGCGCCAGGGCGGCGTCCGACCGCTGGGTTACCAGCCGCACACCGTGACCCAGTTCGACCCGATGGCCGGGTTCTGAGCGTGTCCGTGGGTTCGACGGCACGCCGCAGAATCGGCCAGCCGACTGGAGACCCTCAACCATGTGCATGTCGACCCCCAACATCCCGCCGCCCCCGCCGCCTCCGCAGCCGGGCAAGCCCGCTGACACCATGGCCGTGCGGCGCACGCAGCGCCAGCGTGGCGGAATGGGCATGGGCACCATGCTGACCGGGCCGTCGGGCGTGGCCTCGGGCGCCATGACCACGGGCGGCACCTCGTTGCTGGGCGGCTGAAGCATGTACAGCCTCGGGCCCGAGGCGGCCGAAACCTACGGCGGCGCCGGCAGCGACATCAACCGCAAGCTTGCGCGCCTGGCCGCACTGAAGTCCGAGCGCTCGAGCTGGGACAACCACTGGCTGCAGATCAGCCAGTACCAGTTCCCGCGGGCCGGGCGGTTCCTCACCGCCGACACCAACGAGGGTAAGAAGAAGAACCAGCTGATCTACGACAACACCGCGGTGTTCGCCGTGCGCACGCTGGCCGCCGGGATGATGTCGGGCGTCACCAGTCCCGCCAGGCCGTGGTTCCGACTGGGGCTCAATGACCGCGACCTGATGGACTACCAGCCGGTGCGCCAGTGGCTGCACGATGCGGCCGAGGTGCTGCGGGCGGTGTTTGCGGCCAGCAACACCTACAACACGCTGCACTCGTGCTACGAGGAGCTCGGTGCGTTCGGCACCTGGGCCGACGTGGTGCTGCCTGACTTCGACAACGTGATCCACCACTACCCGATGACCGTCGGGGAGTACTACCTGGCGCACGACAGTCGCGGCCGCATCGACACGATGGCGCGCGAGATGAAGATGACCATCGGCCAGATGGTGCAGCAGTTCGGCAAGGCCAACTGCTCGCAGGCCGTGCGCAACCTGTACGACCGCGGCGCCTATGACGTCTGGGTCGACGTGGTGCACATGGTGCAGCCGCGGCGCAACCGCGAGTACGGCCGGCGCGATGCGCGCAACATGCCCTGGGAGTCGTGCTACTTCGA